GCATCAATCGAGCAATCGGCAGAAATGGAGGCAGCGGTAACATTCAGCGGTTCAATCACATTGACAGGCGCAATTGTTAAGTCAACAAACGCATAATTTGTTGAATTAAAATACATCCCCCTGCATCGGTAAAATGGTGCAGGGGTTTAGAGTTTATCACCTAATCAAACACAAATGGAAGTCAATCAAAAAAGAGGGTATTGTCAATTAAATATTGGCGGTAAAATTCGCACCCTACATTTTTCAATGAATTTTTGGGCGGCCTTTGAACAGGCATCAGGTTTCAGCATCTCTGAGATCGACAAAGTATTTGGATCTGGTTTATCATTATCATCAATGCGTGCGTTGGTTTATTCCGGTTTATTGGCATATGATCAAGAAAACGGAAATGAAATCGATTACACGGTTTATTCGGTTGGCGATTGGATGGAGGATGTTGACCAAAGTGCATTGACATTATTAGTGGAAACATTAATGCAATCCCGAATTTTGGGCAATGACCTGAATGCCGGTGTTCGTAGAAACGTTCAAAAATCTACAAAAAACCCAAAGCCGAAAAACCCCTAACATGGGATTCAATGTTGGACTTTTATATAGGTCAGGCAGGAATACCACCGGACAATTTTTGGCGCAATACTTGGAAAGAAAATGCGTTGTTGGGGGAGTCATGGAGCGTAAATGTTAACCTGCATTGGGAGATGCACAGGTTCACAAGTACAACAATAATAAATTCACAAGCCACGAAACGTTCACAGTTAATCACACCTGATAAATTATTCCCATTGCCACAGGATGTGTTTTTGGAGAAAGGGAAACCAAAGTCCACACCGGAACAATTCAAAGCATTTTTGGATCAAATTGAAAAAAGCCAAACCAAATAATGGGTTGGCTTTTTTTTTAACTTTACAGCATGGCAAGTTTACTAGAAGTAATAATCAGCGGTAATTCCAAAGAATTAGAAGCCGCATTATCAAGAGCAGACAAAGAATTAACCAATTTTGGGAAAAAAGCATCCGAAATTGGCAAATCAATGTCAATGTATGTCACAGCACCGTTGACATTGGCGGGTGGCGCAGCAATCAAATTGGCATCTGATTTTAACGAATCGATGAACAAAGTTGATGTGTCATTCAAAAGTTCAGCGGCTGAGGTTCAGGCATTCGCCAAAACAGCATTGACATCCTTTGGTATTGCTGAGGGTACGGCATTGGATATGGCGGCATTGTTTGGTGATATGGCAACCGGTATGGGTGTCAGTACATCGGAGGCTGCAAAATTATCCACATCATTAGTTGGATTGGCCGGTGATTTGGCATCATTCAAAAACATTGGCATTGATCAGGTTCAAACAGCATTGGCCGGAATCTTTACAGGTGAAACCGAATCATTGAAAAGGTTGGGTATTGTAATGACTGAGGCCAACATTAAAGCATACGCATTTTCGACAGGGATCAAAAAATCCTACGATGAAATGTCACAGGCCGAAAAGGTAATGTTGCGATACAATTACGTTTTATCTGTAACTAAAAACGCACACGGTGACTTTGAACGTACAGGAGGCGGTGCAGCCAATCAGATGCGTATGTTTGCCGAATCATTGAAACAGGTTGGGGCACAATTTGGACAGGTAGTATTGCCATACGTTACCAAAGCATTTAAGGCAATGAACAGCCTAATGGTGGCAATTTCAGAAACATCCACAACGACCAAAACAATCATCATGGTGTTGGGCGGTTTAGTTGCTGCAATCGGGCCGGTATTGATGGCCGTTGGGTTTTTATCACAGAATATGATCACCGGGTTTACAAATGCGACAAAGGCCGTGAAATTTCTTTGGGCTGCGATGATGGCAAATCCATTGGTGGCAATTACATCTTTGGTGGCGGCATTGACAGGTGCATATTTATTGCAGGCCGGTGTATTTAAGAAAATGACCGATGTTCAGGGTGAATTGAACACATTAAAGGATGAATCGGTAAAATCAACAATACGTGAGGAAGCCGAATTACAAAGGTTAGTAAAAATCGCAAAGAATCAGAATGTTGCGATGGATGAAAGGAAAAAAGCAATTACGGCAATCAACGCAATTTCCCCTGATTATTTGAAAGGGATTACATTGGAAACCGTTGGCACAGATAAAGCGCAAAAGTCCATTGATAAATATATCGGATCATTAAGGCAGAAAGCATTGGTAATGGCAGCCAACGCAAAGATTGAACAATTAATGGCCCAAAAATTGTCTTTGCAAACAGGTGAAACGGATGCAGGAACAACGGCAGCGGGGGCATTGGCTGATGCGTGGGGTAAATTTGCATCTGCATCGCCATTTTTAGGTGCGCAAAACGCAATGAAATATGGTGCAGCGGAACGTAAAAAAACCACAGATCAAGAATTAAAAAACATCGATGAGTTAATCAAAAAAACAGCCAAATTAGCCAATATTGATTTGAATGCTGTTGATTCTCCAACAGGTACAGGAAAAGGAGCAACAGCACCACCAAAAGTTGGAGGGCAACCGGGCGCAGGTGATTCACCTGAAATGAAATTATACAAAGCACGTATAAAATCAGCGGAGGAAACAGAAAAGGCATTATACCAAATTAAGAAAGATGGTGATGCCCGAACATTAGCGGATATGGAAATTTTTTCCAAAAAACTGATGCTGATGACCGGGGAGAAAGGCCGTGAAAACGTTGAATTGTTAAAAAAATGGTTCAATTACGATATTACAACAAGTGAATTTTTCACATCATTAAACAAATTGCGTGGGATTACAATTGATATTCCATCACCAATGGCATTGATGGATAAAAAAATCACAGAATCCACCATTGCACAAAAAACGCAATTAGATTTGCAGGCAGAACAATATGGCCTGTATATGGAACAAGTTAATTCAATGGCAACAACAGTCAGCGGGGCATTTGGATCGTTGGGAAATTCAATTGTTGCATCATTTGGATTGGCGCAAACAGGATTAGAAGGATTTTTGAGCACATTATTACAATTCGGTGTTCAATATGCTGCGGAGGCATTGAAAAATGCGTTGATCACAAAAGGGCAGATTGCAGCATCAAAAGCATCAGCAACAGCAGGCGCAATTGATGCAGGTGCAAAGTCAGCACAAGCGGCAGGGCCGGGTGCAATTTTCGCATTATTACCATTTATTGCAATGGGTGTGGCTGCGGTTGCATCCGCATTTAGTAGTGTTCCGGCATTTGCTGCGGGTGGTATCGTTTCAGGCCCAACAATGGGTTTAATGGGTGAATATCCGGGCGCAAAATCAAATCCGGAGGTAATTGCGCCATTAAGCAAATTACAGGGTATGCTAGATCAAGGAAACGGCGGCGGAAGCGGCGCAATGTCAGGGGAATTTGTATTGCGCGGTCAAGATTTGGTTGTAGCTTTACAAAGAGCCGAAAAACAAAGAAACAGAATAGGATAACAATATGGCATACGGTGTAAAATACAGATTGGAATTTGCCGATCTAAAAGGCAATAAACGCAAGGTTGAGATATTTAAAAACGGATATTCAGGCAGCGTTTTACCTATGATTGGAACGTCTGAACCGGTAGAAATTGAATGGAAAGCAGATGAGGATATTTATGAGCCATTAATTGGATCTCAATGCACCTTGAATTTAATGGTAACGGATGACGTTACCTATGACGATTTTTACCTGTACGATGAAAGAGAATACAAAGTTGTAATTTATTACGAATCGTCAGCCGGCACTTGGGCTACGTTTTGGGCAGGTTGGGTTGTAAATGACCTATATTCTCAGGCTTTGGTTTCAACGCCATATTCTTTGTCAGTTACGGCAACGGATAATTTAGGTCAATTAGACGCTTATGACACTTGGATGCCGGCGATCGGTACAGACAACCCAACGCTTTGGCAATTTATGTACAATGCTTTGGGCAATCTGTCCTTGGGTTTTGACATTTACATTAGCAATGATTTAAGGATCGCAACAGATTCTGCGTGGAAAAACATATTTGATCAGGTAACTATCAAAAAGGTTGGATTTTTTCACGATTCCTATATCATTAATGACGCTAAAACAACGTTGCGATCAATCCTGATAGGCTTTAATTGCCGGTTGTTTCAATCGTTCGGCCGGTGGTATATCATTAACAATTCGTCATACGGCGATCAACGTATCATCGAGGGAATACAGGCCGGGACATATACCGGATCTGCAATTTTAACGGCAAAACAAGCCTATCTCAACGCCGGATCTGAAAACATAAAGTATTGGATCTATAATTCAGCAGGAGTTGCTCAGTCATCCGTTACAACAAATATGTTGAAAGTGGTGCCAACAAATATGCAGCCTATTGGTCAAAATTTGTTCAGAACGCCACGCCGTCCGGTTAAAAAATATCAGGAAATTGTTGATATTTCGCAGCAGCAATTCGATCTTAATTTGAACGCATCGTTTGAATTTGACTATGAAAATTGGACAACGACATTGGTAACAACAGAATTTGTCAATGCTCCATTCGCAGGCCGTAGATCGCTGAAATATGTAGGTACAAGCGCATTAGGCGTTTATACAATTAGATTAGTCAGCGCAGGATCCGCAAACGCTATTAAAGGCAATCAATATCAGGTTTTGTTTTCGGTCAATATCGACAAGGGCGGATCTGATAACCGGTTGCCTTGGTTTTTGAGAATCGAGTATTCACCGGGCGCCTATTATTATTGGAGCGAAGTGAACAAAACTTGGGGAACGTCTGCGTCAGTAATTTGGAATGAAACAGCCGTTGTTGGAGCAGGAACGTTTGAATCATTCAAATTTACAGCAAAGGAAGCGCCTGAACCCGGACAGATGCAAATTGGATTCTCATATCCTTACATTGATTCTCCGGGTTTATATACAGGAATGTATTTGGATAACTGCGCTGTGCGTAATATCGACAAAGAGCAAAACGTGTACAAGGAGGTTTATTTCATTCGGGAGCAATCCGGATCATTTATAACATCGGATGTTATGGAACACAAGGAAATCTATCAAACTGACGTGGATTCTGTTGTATTTTTAGGAGCATTTACAGATAACAATACTTTCAAGCGCGCTCAGGACGCAAACGGCTTATTTTTGGAGCAGATCGTGACGCAGCAAAGGATAAATGATTTCAGACAATACTCAATGCAATATGAGGGCGATTTATACAATATGGATCAATTCGGCGTAATGACGATGGCTCATAAATTATGGATCAAATTCAATACATTAACTGAAACAGATTCGGCCATTGTCGATTCGATCCGGTTGCAGATGAAATCAAACGTTTACAGCTGTCAATTCCATATTCCGAATAATTACACGGACGTGGCTACAACGTACAGAGTTTCATATCAAGAGTAATTTTGTTTTTCATAGGTTTAGTGTAGTGCGCATCCGTTCATCTTGTGGGTGAATCGGATGTTGATTAGGGGAATGCAAAATGGTCGTGGAATTATCTGCGGCCATTTTTGTTTTATTTATCGGTTTCATTAATTAGTTATTTGGCTAATTTTGAAAAAAAAACTAGAATGGGCCAAAAACACGATCAAATCAAGGATCATTTTTTTTCATCGCCATTAACAATCGGACAATTTGCGGACAAGTATTGTGAAACTTATGGTTTTACTAATGGAAAACAGATGCAAAAAATGATGTCAAAATATGGTATTTTAAGCAAGGAAAGGGCAAAAATAAGATTAGAAAATTTGCCCAAAGCGCAGATTGAATCAACCACATTTGCTGAATTAGATAATTTTGGTATTGAAGAATCAATCGGAAAGGAATACACCTCAGCTAGATTGCCTGAGCAATACAAAAAGATCGGGATCCTTTCTGACATTCACGTTCCATTCCATTCGGTTGAGGCCGTTGTATGTGCAATTAAGCATTTAAGAGAACAAGAGATTGATTGCTTGTATTTGAATGGAGACACATTTGACTTTTATTCAATAAGCCGGCACGAAAAGGAAAAGGATCTTAGAGATTTTCCGAGAGAGATAGAGATGTGTCGTAATTTTCTACAAAAATTGCGCGATCTATTTCCTAACATACCGATCTATTTTAAGGCCGGTAATCACGAAAACAGATATCAAAGATATTTGAATGAGCAGGCTGAGGAATTTGCGCAGCTTCACGAAATGCAGTTTGACAAGTTTTTCCGTATGGACGTGCTTGATATTAAATTTGTACCTGATTGGCAAGGTATGGAAATGGGCGATTTATTGGTTGTACACGGACACGAAATTATGGCCGGTGGTATGAATCCATCTCAAACTACTTTCAACAAAACGTTCTGCAATACGCTGTTAGGACACGTCCACCGGACTACAAACACGATCAAAAAAGACGGATTTAAGCGCTTTATTCATACCTATTCAACAGGATGCTTGACGCAATTATCGCCAAAATACTATCCTTTCGCGCAGCATAATCAAGGATTTGCGGTTGTAGAGATCGCAGAAGGCAAAGCAAAAGTGAATAACATAATGATAAAAGACGGAAAAATTGTTTAGATTTGTAATGAAAAATTAAGGTAAAAAGTAAGTATAGTTGTTGTGAAAATTAAAGGGCAGTCCATTGGATTGCCTTTTTTTTTACCGTTAAATAAATTTTATTTTAAAAAATTTTAAAAAAGTTTTGAAATTTAAAATAAAG